CTCTCCGAGCGCTTGCGCCTGGAGAACGCTGAGAAAACCCGCAAGCTCACCGGCGGCGAAGTCGAGGCCGCTACCCAGCGCGATGCCCTGCTGAAATATATTCTCTCAGAGTACAACGTCAAGCTCCCGGATCTGACCCGCTCCACGATCGAGCGCCGCCTGGCTGACGAAAATATTCCGGAGCCCGTGAAGGAATTGCTCCGGGTGCGCCTCGCGTCCACTAAGACGAGCACGGCCAAATACAAAAAGCTGATCGCCTGCGTGAATTCCGACAATCGCATGCGCGGATGTCTCCAGTTCCGCGGAGCCACACGCACAGGCCGTTATGCAGGGCGCCTCATGCAGCTGCAGAACCTCCCGCGCCCGACGCTCCCGCAATACGTCATTGACGCAGGCGTCGAGGCCATCAAAGGGGGCTGGGCGGAATATCTGACCGAGCCCGGTGAGCTTATGTCCTCCTGCCTGCGCTCCTGCATTATGGCCACGCCGGGCAAGCACCTTGTCGTAGCCGACTTGTCCAATATCGAAGGTCGCATGCTCGCCTGGCTTGCCGGAGAGACCTGGAAAATTCAGGCGTTCAGAGACTTCGACGCCGGTCACGGCCCCGACCTCTATAAAGCGACTTATGGGCGCACCTTCGGTATCCGTCCGGAGGACGTTACCAAGCATCAGAGACAAATTGGCAAAGTGATGGAGCTCGCGCTCGGTTACCAGGGCGGCGTCGGTGCGTTCCTCACGTTCGCCTCTGCATACTCGATCGACCTTGATGAGCTTGCGAAGCATGTCCGGGAAAATATTTCCTTTAGCTACTGGGGCCAAGCCGAAGGGTCTTATGAGTGGTACACGGAAAAGAAACTCACTCACGGCCTAAAGCGCGACACATTTATCGCTTGCGAAGCCGTCAAATTAGCCTGGCGCGATGCGCACCCGGCAATTCAAAAATTTTGGGCATCGTGCGACACGGCCGCCATCCGGGCAATGAACGGCGTCCCCAGTCAGGCCTCCAAATTGTGGTTCGATCGTAAAGGCGCCTGGCTCAGAATGCGCCTACCTTCCGGGCGCTTTATCTGCTATCCCGGCGCCCAGCTCGAGGACGGAGGCGTCGGCAAAGGCACGTTCAGCTACATGGGCATCGATCAGTATTCCCGGAAGTGGTCCCGCATTCCGACCTACTCCGGAAAAATCGTAGAAAACGCGACCCAGGCCGCAGCCGCCGACATTCTGATCGGTGCGATGGCCGCCATCGAGCAGGCAGGGTTTGAAATCGTTTTCTCAGTTCACGACGAATTTATTACAGAAGCCGCACTCAACAAGGACAACTCCGAGCTCGAGCGACTAATGGCAACACCGCCCTCCTGGGCACCGGACCTGCCGCTGGCTGCGGCCGGATTCACTTCACTTAGATACAAGAAAGATTAACCATGTTGACAAGCACATACATTCAAGCCCAAAATACAAGTGCCGTCGAAAACGGACGGTACGGGCTTGGCAGCCTGTTTTTGTCAACTGGCGCATTGCGCCACCTCTCGGGTGGTATTTTTGTGCGTGCTTGCATTACTTTAACGAGCGAGCGCTGCGGGACATCGAAAGATGTGCTGCGACCAGTTGCGCAGTCTGCCAACCCGCGGTGCCTCGCTCTCCATCTTGGCGGGAGTAGCGCGATGATCTACTCTGCCCCCTCTTTCAACCCTCCTAAATTTATAGTACACTTCGGGCAAGTGCTCAAAACACTTGTAAACAGCGGACGCGTCCGCCCCGATAGTTTGCGGCTATTTTTATGCCCGAGCGTGAGGCTAATACAATACCTTACGGGAATATGCCCGCCTGACTGTTTACAGGTTTTGAGCGCTTGGGCGCCCTCTCAAAAGGGGCGAAATTCAAAATATGTAAACAGGAGCCAGTCCATGACGGCTAATTTATCTACAGGTGCACCCGCACCCGTCCTTTCTATTGTCAAAAATCAAGTTACAGCACTTTCTACTGACGTCGCTGAATTCTTCGAGAAACGCCATGATGCAGTTCTTCGCGACATCAAAAATCTCATAACCTCGTTGCCTCTTCAACGTCTCCACAATTTTGTGGAGACAGAGATTTTACGGGCTTCCCCGTTAATCAAGGGAGCAAAAATCAACTCCAAAGCCTACCGAATGACTCGTGACGGTTTCACGCTTCTGGTCATGGGTTGGACCGGAGAGAAAGCGCTTCAATTCAAACTTGCCTGGCTTGATGCTTTCAACAAAATGGAAGAAGAACTCAGAGCCAAAAATACGGTTCAAGCTCTTCCTCTCTCCTCTCCACTTGGAAAGTCTATCGCGCCAGCTATCAATGCGGCTCCCATGCTCCATGGACAACTTCAATGCGTCCAATTAGCCATGAAGGATCGTTTTACCAATCAGCGTGATTTACTCCGCGCTTATTCAATCCTTCAGCACCATTTTTGCGTAACGTCGTATCGTCAAATTCCCGCAGCGAGATTTGATGAGCTCATGGACTACATCAAATCTATGGAGATGAAACCCCTCCGCGTAAAGAAATCCAATGCGTTCCTAGCAACATCAGATAACGACCTTATAAGTCGCTTCGGGATCACCATCATAAACGGGGAACCCAAAATTTATGAGCTGGGCGATGCGTGGCATTTAGTCAGGGTGGGCAGCTA